GATGTGCCGTATGTCACTACGCCAATCAATCTGTCATCGATGTAAGCGCCAAACGCATACGAAATTGATGGCATACGCTTGGCATAGTGTTTTTCAAGTAACCAAGGTTCGGTTTCAAAAGTGTTAATGGGCAGAACTTTCATGCTTCGCCCCTAAACTGTTTTTTCAAATCTGCAAGTTTTGCCAATGCTTCGGCTTTGACCCTATCGGCTTCGATTTGCTCATGCAGCGTTTTCTTGCGTTCAATCTGAACCAATGGTTTGACGGGAATTTCAGGGCCGTTATTGCATAAATTTCTGAACTTGATTGCGCTTGGCACAAATTCACCGTCAAGTTTGGCTATGGCAAAGTCCATGCTTGGGCGGTATGTCAGGAATCGACCTAATTGGTTTTTCCATTCTTCGCGTACAAATTCAGGGTCTAAGCCATCAAAGTGGCGATTAAACGGCGCACCAAATATTGCCATCATTCGACCAAAAATATAGTCTAGCCCTTGGTCTTGAGTGCAAAAATCAGTTTCCAAGTAGTTTGACATTGCTACCACCTCCGATTAAGCCACGCGTTAAACCTGAAATAACCCGTTGGTTCATTTGGCCTGTTTTGCTCAAATTGCGTTCATCAGGTTTAAGCCAATCGGCTTGCAGCCCTTGCGAACCCCTAGCGCACCAAACACTTAAAAAATCTTGAAACGCCATGTTTGCTTTGGTCGCTTCTTTCCGTGCGCTGTTAACCACGGTTTCGGTTACGGGTGCTTTCTTGGCTTTGCGCAATTGTTTCCAATCATCCCAAATTTGTTGGTCAACATCGGGAGGGCAATCAACGCTAGTTGATTTTTCTCTATTTGGTTTATGGTTATTGGTTATTGGTTGTTGGTTATTGGTTGGTTGAACATCTGTTGAACCTATGTCTAACGGTTGTTCAACGGGCGTTGAACCCTTGTTCATTGCGCGTTTAGCTGCTGATGCTTTACCCGCTTTAGATGCAATGTTTAATTGTTGTTTGTAATGTTCAATTTCTTTATCGCACCGTGAATGATGCCAATTTGTTTGTTGTTCGTTCAATGTAAAAAACATTTCTAACAAACCTTCTAACATCGGGGGATTGTCCCTAGTGTTAGTTTTCATGCCAAGTTCAAATAAATTGTTTGGCAATGGCTTTTCAGTATCGTAATAAAGCCATATCAATTTTAAATAAACGCCAATTTCTTCATTTGTTAAAAATGAAGTGTCCTTGATGAAATCACCAATGTGATGCTGATAGTAGTGCATGACCACGCCCCAAAATTACCCCCAAAAGAAACGGCGGCAGGAGGGGGGTGTTCTCTTTTCGGTCGGGGGATCAATCCCAACCTAGCCGTGTTTCAAAAATTTTATCAAAGAATCATCATCGTGTGTAAATCTTTGCGTTCTTCATGGGTCATAAAATAATAGTACCCTTGTGTGTAATCTTTGTGCAAGTGATAGCAAATCAGGTGATACAAAGAATCATCCATCGATTGATTTGCATACGCAAACCCAAGATGTTCCATCATCAAAGATTTGTGATGTAGGTATTTTTCTATTTTTGTCATTTGAACCATTCAGGTTTTAGTACCTTCAATTGCCAAAGTCGCGCCTTGGGTATTTCTTTCCATTGGCTAATTGCCGATTGGTTGATACCCAAGATTTGCGCTAATTCGGTCTGATTGCGTACCTTGGTTAACAATTCTTGTTTAGTCATATCCCATTATAAGCCAACTTATAGTATTTGTATATTGGTATAAACCCTTATATATTAGTTGTCTTATAACAACACATTAGGGAAACTACTTACAAAATAATTTAAAAAAGTGTTGACATGGTTATTAGTTGGCTTATAATTACACCATGCCCCAAACTTCTTGGGGTCTTATAGGAGAAAGTGAAATGACTAAACGCAAATACAAATTAAATACCAAACTGGATGTAGATGTAGATGGCTATGGTGACGATGCCGTTTTTATCTTAAATCTTCCATACGGTTTTCGATTTTCCGATGATGTAGTTCATGTTCGCGGTTATGACACCATGATTGAATTGCGTATGTCGGCTAAAAACGATGTAATTCCTTGCAATTGCACATCTTGCGTAAACCGTAAATAACCAAACGGGGGCGCAAGCCCCCATTAAAGGACAAAACAAAATGAAACAAAAAATCATCACCACTTTAATTGAATGTACTTTGGCAATCATCATCTTTGGTGGTTGGGGTGTATTGTTGGCTTGGAGGGGTTAAGCATGGATGAACAAGCAAAAGCCGGCGAATGGATTGGCAAACATTTATTTGCATTTCCCGAAAACCATTTTGATTTAGCAGATAGCGAACATGGAATGACCTTGCGTGATTATTTTGCCGCCCAATCATTAACGGGTGCGCAAATTTGGGATGCAATTTTGAACGGTAGAGAATCATCACAATTTTGTGGTGGCGTAGAAAAACTTGCAGAAGTTGCTTATGCCGTAGCCGATGCAATGATAAAAGAAAGGACAAAATAATGAACTTTATTAACCGCTTCCAATCCCTGTGGCAATTGCCATCACCGAAAGAACTTGCGGCTAAAGAACTTGAAGAAGCCAAGCGCCGTTTTCTTGATGCACAAAGCGGCATGGAATACGCCAAGCGAATGTCCGATTACCACGCCGACCGAATTAAACGATTAACCAACTATTTGGAAAATTCAGAATGAAACAAATTGCCACGGCATTGGTGCAAGCACAAAAGGCATTTGCACCCGCCTTAAAGAACGCCTACAACCCGCATTTCAAGAATAAGTATGCCGACCTTGCCGCGTGTGTTGAAGCGGTTATAGACGCGCTAAACAATAACGGCATTGCCCTTGTGCAAAAGTCTTACGATTGCGTTGGCGGCATCATGGTGGAAACTGTATTTGTTCACGAATCGGGCGAAATGCTTGAATGTGGCATCTTGCAATTTCCTGTAGTTAAGAATGACCCGCCCGCGTATATGTCAGCATTGACCTATGCCCGCCGCGGTTCATTGATGGCGGCTTGTGGAATTGCACCTGAAGATGACGATGGCGCAATGGCAACTATCCCTGCAAAAAATGTAGATGAAAGCGCCCTTATAGACCACTTGGCGGCTATTGACGCATCAACCGACCAAGACGGTTTAAAGAACGCCTACAAAGCCGCGTATGCCGCTTGTAACGGTAATTCTGATTGGCAAAAGAAAGTGATTGCCGCCAAAGATAAAGTAAAGGCTAAATTATGAAATACACCATTGAAGCATACGATGCGTTAGTTGAAAACCTTAAAAAAGAAAAGCAAGAACTTTACGACCGCCTTGATGAAGAATGTGGCACAAATTCAGTAATCATTTGCGGCTTGTTGAAATACATTCACAAAGAATTAGATTTAAACCACGCAATTGAAATTGCTACGGTGTTTGATAAACAATTTCCCGATGAACAATTGGTTCGTTATGTCAAAGAAGATTTAGGCGGTCGATATGATTGAAAAAGTTGAACAAGGTACGCCTGAATGGTTTGCCGCCCGCTTGGGTAATGTCACGGCATCCCGCGTTGCTGATGTAATTGCCAAAACTAAAAGCGGTTATTCAGCATCCCGCGAAAACTACATGGCGCAATTGATTTGCGAACGCATGACCAATACGGTTGCGGAATCGTATAGCAATGCGGCTATGCAATGGGGTACAGAAACCGAACCGTTAGCCCGTGCCGCGTATGAATCTTATGCCGATGTATTGGTTGACCAAGTAGGGTATGTTCCCCATCCAACAATTGAACGCGCAGGGGCTTCGCCTGATGGTTTAACACCACAATCAGGTTTGATTGAAATTAAATGCCCAAACACCGCAACGCACATTGACACATTGATTAGCGAACAAGTACCATCAAAGTACATAACGCAAATGCAATGGCAAATGGCTTGTACGGGGCGCTTGTGGTGCGATTTTGTATCGTTCGACCCACGCCTACCTAATGGATTGCAATTATTTGTAACGCAAATTGAACGCGATGAAAAATATATTGCAATGCTTGAAGAAGAAGTAACAAAGTTCTTAGCCGAACTTGATGCAAAGATTTTTAAACTGAATGAAAGATTGAACCATGTCAACTAAACTAGATTTGATTGCTGTAGTCGGCGAATACACCGATGCCCAAGGCAACAACAAAAAACGCTTTTCCAAAATTGGTACGCTTTGGGATAAAGGGCAACAAGGTATTAGTTTGAAAATTGACCACATCCCCGTTAGTTGGGATGGTTGGTTAAGTGCTAAAGCGCCGCTAGAACCGCGCGCCGCCGCGCCGCAACGCCAAGCCGCGCCTATGCCGGATGATGATATTCCGTTTTAATTAACAACGGGGGAACGCCATGCTAGTACCCCATAGGATAAAACAATGAACTACAAACAAATTTTTAATAAGATGTTTCCGGAATTCCCCCGCGTTAGATCAAATGATCCGCTTACTTCTTTTCAAGCCGCAGAATCAATTAAAGATTCTGTTTCGCAACATCATCAAGAAATTTTAGATTGCCTAATTAGGCATGGCGCGTTGGGCAAAGATGGTATTGCGGCGCGTACAAATCTTGATAGTAACCAAGTAGCGCGGCGCATGAATGAAATGCGCGTACTAGGGCTTGTAATCCTAACCGGCAATACGGTTAAATCAAATACGGGGCGTAACGAACGGGAATGGCAAGCGGCTATACCGTTAACTTAAAAACAATGCGCGTTCATCAATGCGGCGGGTTTGTAGCCCCCTAAGAACCTTGCCGCCCGCCATACAGTATTTCAATAGTTCTTCCGCCGCGCCTTGTTTATCGCCGCGTAGTACCTTTTGCCGTAGCGTACTTTTCTGTAATGTTCCCAAGCCAACATTAAAAGAAAAAGATACCAAAGCATCAAACATACCTTGGGAAAGGGGTACGGGGCAAAAGCGTTCAACGCCGCGTTCAAACCTATCAAGATCGGTTCTAAGGATTGCATTTACTTCATCCATTGAAAAGATGCGTTCATCTTCAGGGCGTAACGGCAACCCTGCGCGTTCTTCAATTTTTAGTTTGCCATGTTCGGGATACATTACATGACCAACCCCGATTGTCCAAAGTTTAGCAGGGCATCTATACGGGCGTTGCCTAACCCCTTCGTGATGCTGAATCATCTTTATTGCTTTATCGGAAACTTTCATTTTCCAAACGCCCTACCGCCGAAATGGAAAGCAATGATTGATGCAAACAACGCTTGCGTATCGCTATCCCAAAGCATTTCGGCAAGTTCTACAAAAGATGTACCTTGATGCCAACCGTAAACAAACAAACCTATATCAACAAACAACAACAAGAAAAAGAAACCATAGGTAATAACGGGGCGAACCGATGCGCGTAGGTTTTTCATCCATTGCGATGTACCTTCATTTAGTTCCGTATCGTGCGCGTAGATGGCTTGCATTTCGGCTTGTTGTGCGCCTATCAATACTTGCGTAGTGTTTGCCGCTGATTGGATTTCTAGTTGTTCGGTTCGTATATGTTCTACGCGTTCTTGCGCTTCAAATCCTAACTTGCGCATTTCTAGTTCGCGTTCAATCTGCATACGCGCTAATTGTAGTTCATGTAACTTGTCGGCTTTATCTTGGAAAAAATCAAGAATCTTAGGCAAGCCGCCCATTAAAAAACTAATAAGGGTTGAAAGCAAAGTTAACATTTAAAGCCCAATCATTCCAAGAAGTTTATTAACAATTTTGTTTGATAGATCATCGGGTAGAAATTTTAAGAACCCGAGTACCCACCAAACAACGCATAGGCGAACAAATATTTTTAAAAAAAGATCAAATTGTTTTTGGTATTCATTCACCGCCCGCACCTAGATTTAGCGCAAAAATCCTGTATTTCGGCAATGCCCCAACCTATTGCGCCTAACAACATAACAATTACAACAATGCCAAACGCCCAAGCCAATTGTTCTTGTTCTTGTTCTTTGCGCTTCTTTTCATCTTCTTTGGCTTGACGCGCTAAATGGGCATCTTCAACATCCATTTGTTGTTGCCGTTCTTTAATCTTTTGCCACACATCCGCACGGCCTGTTGCTTGGAATAACAACATCAATTCGGATTCAAAACGCTTGGCTTCATCAAGCGCCATTTCAATTTGTAATGCTGTACCAAGGTTGGATTTATTCCCCGAACGCTTGGCTTCCACCATTGCCTTTGTAGCAACGGATTTAGCATCGAACATTTTGGCAATCATGGGCGTTAAGCCCGCTAAATCGTTAGCGACCTTACTAGCCTTCTTCACAAGCCCAATCGCTTGCTGTAGCCCTTCTAATGCGGTTATGGGGTCTATCATTTGCGTACAACTTTCACCCATTCAAGGCAAACAACCTTTCGGTTATAAACATCCCCCGTCCAAGCCCAACGGGTACATCGATATTCTGTCTTGTCAGATGCCGCTTGTGATGCCGATAGAAAAACCACAAGCAACCAACGCATTTACCCCCACCCTGCCCAAGCAATGATGTATGTGCCAAAAATAACAAATACTGCAATGCAAATCGCCGCAACAAATGCAACGGCGTAATCTTTCATTTCAAATGCATTAATGAAGAATAGATTACACCCGCCATGCCAATAAGCATAGCCCCGCAAGCCTTAATCAATAAGCCTTCTATCCGTTTGAGCCGCGCACAAAGCATTTCATAACGCAATGTGCATACGGCTTCATGGCTATCTAAACGCGATTCAACGTCATTGGATGGCATCTTCCGATACTTTCATTTGTTGTTCGGCTTGTCCCTTGATTTTTACCACCAAGTTCCATGCACCCGTTTTGGTAGGCAAATCGCCGAACACTTGCAGAATTGCGTTTGTTTCTTCAACAGACAGAGTTAATGTAATGTCTTGCATTTTCGTTTCCTAAAAAGATGCCGCCATTAGGGTTGGCGGTTTACCCATAAATATTATGCCGTAATCCAAGGCAAAGGTGGTTGCACGATTGGCGGGTTGATTTGATTGTCAATTTGAGCCTGAATAGCGGCTTCTGTAGCGTTTTTATCAACGCCATTAGCCCAACACCAACTTAACACTTGTTCTTGCGTTAAATCCGCATATGGCGTGAACTGACCTTCAGCGGGCATAGGGAATGAGCAAGTTGAATAGATAGTTGCGTTATAAGTGTCTTGAACACCATTGCAACGCCATCCCGCAGTAACAACCACATCGGTGAGTGTTCCTTCAGTTGGTTTGCATTGCATCCATTCAATAATCCATGTTGTTGTCGTAGTCATAATTTACCTTTCAGTTTATGGGTGTGATGCTTTGTAGGCATCAAATTCTGTTTTAAGTTCTTGCAAAGCTTTCATCAGCGCATACTGCAAATCTGTTTGGTAGATTGACAAACGCATCTTAGGTTCTTCAACAGTACCCCAATTTGTTTCAGTTACCAATTCAGGCGCAATTGCTTGAACATCTTGGGCAACAACACCCAATGTCAGGCCATCATCTTCTTCAAGATTTTGGTCAAGGTAATTAAAGGTCTGAACAGGAATTGCACAAATTTTGTCAAGGTATGAAGTAGCAGGGGCAAAGTTTGTTTTCTCTCTGCGGTCTGACAAATTGACATTGTTTGCTGAGTAGTTGGCTAATCCACCATTTGAATAAAATTGTGCGCGAGTAGCGGAATTATCTGAACAAACAAGAAAAAGGCTTACTGTATTGTTTGGTGCTTGTGCAGAAAAGTTAAACAAAGGCCCGTAAATATTGCCTGAAGAACCGCTGTTTATGATTCGAGCATTATGGTTTCCACTTGATTGCGTAACATTTAAGCGTTCACTTCCAACAGAACTCGTAGTCCCTAAAAGCAAATTCCCACTTGCATCCAGAGTCATCGCCTGAGTAAAGGAGATAGCGTTTCCTGCTGTGCCTGATGGGGCGTTAAACCAAGCATGAGTGGCATTTAACTGACGATACTGAGCCGCAGGGTTAGTGCGAACATAGGTATCAGCATAACTGCTGTTTTGGTAGCTGTTGTTGCTTAAGAAAGCGTATTGGTCAGCCGTTCCTGCTGCTGTGTAAGTAAACAGGGACATTCCTGTGTTGTTTACTTGCAAAGCACGAATGACAGAACCCCAAGCACTCGGAGTAACTCCCAAGCCAAAGTTACCGCTAGAGTCTATTCTGGCTCGTTCTGTGGAGTTGGTTAGCATCCTGATGGCATTGGCATTGCCTGTACCAATATCAAGATTGGTAGAAGCCCCGTTTGCCCAGACCAGCAATCTTGTGGAGTCGCTAAAAAGATAGTTGGTGTTTGTGCCACCAAGCAGAAAATTTAGTGATGTACTGGACGCCCCGTTGATTGAAACTTCTTTACTAGCCCCCGTTTGAGGTACGCTAGTTACGCCCACACCCAAATTCCCACTTGCATCCAGAGTCATCGCCTGAGTAAAGGAGATAGCGTTTCCTGCTGTGCCTGATGCGGCATTGAACCATTTATGCGTTCCAGAATCACCAATCAAATACATATTGGCGTAACCGTTCTTTTTATAAACGCGAGTATTGCTTGTGTTTATGTATTGATTATTGGTTATCCCGCCAAGGTCGCCTGCTTGGTAATACAAAGAAATTGTTTCTCCAACATCAAGCACCTTGTCACCACTTCTCCAAGCACTCGGTGTAACACCAAGACCTAGATTGCCTGCGCTGTTAAATACCATGCTGTTTGATGTGCCTGCGGTAAATTGCAGACCTGCATCATTAGAGCCACCATAGGAAGAACCATATAACACAACATAGGCAGTTGAGTCTGAGTTTGAAGTATTGAACGGCCTGTTGTACTAGGGCCATAAAGCCAAGAAGTTCCAGATGTACCTAGTTTTATGTTGCCGTTGACTGTCAGTTTCTCACTAGGCGAACTTGTACCAATACCCAACCCTGTTGAGGTGAGGCGCATTTGTTCTGTGTCATTCACAGTAACAACCAATGAGTGATTGCTTCTTGAACCCATGTAAACCAAACCATTGGTGTTGCTTGCAATAGTCTGAGCAATAACTCCTGTGCCTGTAACAAGGCTAATAGCATTGCCACCAGAGTTAGCAAGTTCTAAAGACCTAAATCCACTAAAACCACTTAGCGTATTTGTGCCAACACCTAAACTTGTGCCATCAAAGTAAAGCGCAGAGCCAGTAGCCAATGCACTAGAACTAGATGCGTAAACCACACCGCCTGATGTGAATGATGTTAAGCCTGTGCCTCCTGATGTTGTTGGCAATGCAGTACCCGACAAACTAAACGCCAATGTGCCGCTAGTTGTGATGGGCGAACCCGCAATAGACAAGAATGATGGAACACTTGCCGCAACGCTAGTTACTGTACCCAATGGGTTTGATGCCCAAGATGTATCCGTACCATCGGTTGTTAGATACTTGCCGCTATTACCCGTTTGGCTAGGTGCTAACGCATTAAACGCCGCATTAGCAGTTGTTTGCCCTGTACCGCCTGAAGCAATGCCAATTGCGGTAGATGCGGTAACAGTTGTAAACGCACCCGATGATGGCGTTGTGCTACCGATAGCAGTTGCATCAATAGTGCCGCCATTTATATCCGCAGTATCAGCAATCAAACTGTCAATGTTGCCTGTACCCGTCAAATACAAATTGCGCCACTCGTGACCTGTTCTACCCAAGTCATAAGCGTTGTCAGTAGCGGGTTCTAAATCTGAATTTACTCGACCATTAAAAGTGACAGTATCAGTATTTGATGAACCAAGCGTAGCGTTATCGTTAACAACCAAAGTGGTTGCCGTAACCGTTGTTCCCGTTACTGTTGATGGCGTAGTTGCGCCAATGGTTGTACCGTTAATTGAACCGCCTGTAATTGCTACAGAACTTGCATTTTGCGTTGCAATAGTGCCTAAACCAAGGTTTGTACGCGCATCAGGGGCGGTACTTGCACCCGTACCACCATCAGCAATAGCCAAATCAGTAATGCCAGTAATGCTACCGCCTGTAATGGCAACGCTGTTTGCGTTTTGGGTTGACATAGTGCCAAGCCCTGAAACTTGCGTGTTTG